TTTCCCGGCACCCTCCCTTTATGATCCGTCGTCCGGTGCCCATACTCCACGTAGGAAGCGTATTCAACCGGATTTACCAGTTCAATCCGGTAGGTATCCCCCACATGGGTGACGGTGATCTTGTCCAGAAATTCGACGACATTGGAAAGCCCGCTTCCGTGCCCTGCCGCCGCTTCCCCCTTCGTCTGGGAGGTCCAGCCCCGGCGCAGTGTACCGCCTGTCTTGCCGCTCCGGTTTACCCGCTTGGTGTAAGTCTCCCCTTTTTTGTGGTGTTTGGAATCCTTCTTTGCAACCACCTTTACTTCCGTGGAATAATCACCAACCGGGGTATTGCGGATCACGTCCCGCAGCAGACGGGCGGCAAGCTCTTTCGCGCAGGCGGTCAGGAATGCGTCCATGTCCGGCTGCTGCACCTTGCTTAACTTCTCCTGCAATTTTTTCAGTCCACCCAAATTACAGCTTCCAAACTTCATCACGCCCACCTCTCAAAAGCGACCAGCGCTACCTCCTGATGCGTCGGGTACACAGCAGGGATGCCGGACCGGCTGTATTCCGCCATATGCCCCTCGTGCGTCACTACCAATTTGGAGCCGGGAGGGACCGTCACTTCGGGGGCGAGGAATAGCTTGATCGTCTGTGAAACAGCGGCGGCTGTGTCCGTCCCTTCCGCGCTTTTGACCGTCTCAAAGGACAGCTTGCATGGGACATCCTCCAATAAGATCACTTCCTGCTTGCTGGTCAGCTTGGTTTTGGGGTCTTTCCTGTCCTGATACACGCTCACGCCGCACAGGTCTTTGTAGTGAAATTTCTCAAGGGCGGTCCGCGCTGCCGCTTGTGCTTTCTCTATGTTCATGGCTACCACCTGATCCGCCGGAACGCGGAAAACTGATCCGCACCGTAGGAAAGCAGATGGTTGATGAAGGCCGACAGCCGGCTTTCATCTGTTTCCGTTCCCTCACCGGATGCGAACACGAAATTGGTATCCCCGGCCTGAATCTGCCTGACTGCCGCGCCGGACAGGTCCAGCATGGAAAGGTCAGCGGGAGCGAAGGTCTTTTTGTGCAGGAGAAATTCGCCCACCACGCGGCAGACGAGGACGTTTTCCAGCTCCCGCGGGACCTCTTTCCAGTTGATTTCGTTCCGGATCTCGCTTTCCACCTTGGAAATGACAAAACGCAATGCAATTTCGTCGCTGTCTGAAACCGCGCCGTATCCTATAGCCGCAAGCAGTTCGACTATCTTCTCATACACAAAAGCCGCCGCCTTTCCTTACCCCTGCGAAATGATCCGCACAATCGCGATCGCCTTATGAGAAATGGCCTCTTTCCCGTCGTTGATGATGTTCCAGTTGGCCCCGGTTTTCAGATCGGCATTGGAAGCGGAAGCTGTCACGCTTGCGGGCTTCTCAAAGGAAATCCCATCCACGCCGCAGATATAGCGGTCCCGCACGAAAAGCGTATCCTGCCCGCCATTGGTCTTAGGGTCGCGGCTCATCTCATAAGGCACCGAATCTCCAATATCATCAAGGACAATCGCGCCTTCGCCCAGAACATAGGTTGTGTACTTCGTACCGCCTGCGTCCAGATTCTCCGCGGGCATGTCGTCGTCGATCAGCACTGTGCGTCCGTTCCACGTCCCAAGCGCAAGGTCATGCTGGATGCCGTCTTTGTCCGTGTAGGTCATGTATTTCAGGAGCCGCAGATTTTCCAGCCGGGTTGCAACCGCGCTGTGCATGATAACCAGCTTGAAGATGTTCTTGTTGTCGCCGCAAGCCTGCTGGATCGCCGTATTCAAGGTAGTTGCTCCCACAAGAGCATCTTCTCCGGTCTTACCGGAGATGTCATAGGTGTGCTTGTCGATAAATTCCTTCGCAGCCTTTGCCGCAACACTGCCGCCCGTGGTAGACATCGAGAAAACGCCGTTCAGGATCGCAAGCAGCATAGCCTGTTTCACTTCCAGCTTGTAGTCGGCGATCTGCCGCGCTACATTGTCCATAAAGTCAACGCCCGCTGTGATGTTCTTGCTGAAGCTGCGTTCTGTCCAAGAATCCATCCGGGATGCGGTCACGAACCCCTGTTCATAGGTGGTCGTGCTGGTGGAAGTGATGTCCGTGCCGCCATCGTTGTTCTGTGAGGTTGCTCCGCTGATCCGCCCAAAGTAGGGGATACGGGCATAGAGGGAGCCTGTCTGACTGGCAAGGGCGGTTTTCGCGTTCTCGTTCGTGCCGACCGCGCCGGACTGGATCAGCTGGTTTTTCTTGACGTTGGGGATCCGTTCGACATATCTGCCGAACGCCTCCGGATTGAAGCTTTTGGAATCAAACTTCGTATTGGGCATGCTTTACCATCCTTTCTCTGGTTCAAATTTTCGCACCGGGATTCGCTTCCAGATACGCGACCATCTCCGAATAGGTCATTTTGGAAACGTCCACATTGCCGTCCGGCTTCACGTCGCCGGAAGCCCCCGGCTGAAAGCCCCGGAACTGCTGTTGCTGCTTTCCCGCGAACAGGTAGTCGTCCGACTTCTGGATCGCCTTGATCTGCTCGGAAAGGCCGCTTACCGTACCGTCCTTTTCCAGCTTCAGCTTGTCAGCGTCCATCAGAGCGCGGACCGCCTTGACGTTTTTCGCTCCCGCTGTGAGAAGCGCCGCTTCCACGGCATTATCCAGCCGCAGCTGTGTGATCTCCGCGTCATGGGCTTTCTGCTGCTCCTCGTTCGCTTTCTGCAAGTCAGCAATCTGCTGCTGCAATGCAGCGTTGTCGCCGCTGGATTTTTTCAGGGTTTCCAGCTGCGTATCCCGCTCCGCAATCGTGGCTTTCAGACTGTCCCGCTCCTGCTCCACCTCCCCAAGCTGTGTTTTGGGGACGTACTCTTTCACTGCTTCAAGGACCTTTTTCGCCTGTTCCTCTGTCAGGCCCAGCACAATCAGTTCTTCTTTTGTCATGATCTTCTCCCTTTCTGATCTGAGTTTTGGATATAAAAAACCGCCCTTCTTCAAGGCGGTTCAATCAATATAAAATCTTCAACGACAGGAGTTCATCAACTTTGACTTGATCCTCCATGCTGAACTCCCACCGGTCACGGGGATCAATCAGCTCCGGATACAACTGGGAAAGAGAAATCTGCTTTAGAATATTCCCTTCCAGCAAAACATCCGCAGTCATGTCGTATCCGGAAACCTTTTGCACCAGATTGTAATCAACCCCCGGCGCAAGAGATGTCCCGTCACATAAGACAATTGCGATATGATAGCTTTTCAGCGCATGGGATGTCCTTCCCAATACAGTTATCGGATTGTCCTGCCGGTACACCTCAATGACAGGCTCGCATTCTGCTAAAATTTTTCGCTGCGTCCCTATCGTCCCGAAGAGTTTTCCGTTCGAACACGGGATTGATTTTATAACCCGTTTCGTTTTCATGTCACTACCTCCATTGAAAGTTATTTTTCAAACTTCCCTTTGTCCGGCTCGTAATACTCGCACGGTGCACCATCAAACAAAACTTCTTCCGGCTTTGATTCCAGGGATTCATAGATTTTGCAATACCCATTTTCCGGCAACTTTTTTGGGGGATTGTGAATCCAAGCAAATCTGCAAGTGTGGCAATGAGTAGCCTTTATAGATTTGCCCCCAAAAAATAACGGTTGATGAAGATTGCTTTCTTTCTGTTTTTCCATGGTCACTTTCCTTTCTCTGTGCTGCCTTTCCATTCGGCAGGGTCTTGCTGGAATAGGTCATAACCCTTTTCGGGATGAACTTCCATGTCAATGTAAATTGTGCCGCCTGATTTTTCGATTTTGGTAATTTCGTAATATGCGCCGCGCTGAATGATTATTTCCGCTTCATTTCCAAAACTACTTTGTGGGGATATGCCGTCCCAACTGAAACCGCCACCATTACCAAAAGCGGAAAACGGCTCCGCATACATCATCTGTGTACCCTGCGGAACATACATATTGATGATAATGGGCTTGCTACTGAATCCCTTGCCCTTTGACACGCCGCAAGAGGTAAATCCCCACATTCTATTTTGGTTTCCAACATAGTCTTGAAGTTCGGCTTCCGTCATTCGGCAAAATGTTCCGGGGGAAAGTCCAAGGAAAGATTCAAGAGCGTTGCCATCACATCCGCGCTGGAACCACGCATCAAAATCATAGGTGGAACGGCTAATCAGTTCTGTCATTGCCCGTATCTCGTCACCGGCCCCTTCAAAGTCAATCCAAACCTGATTGACGCCCTTAAAATACTTCGGCTCCCATCCGGTTCCCGGTTCATAATATGGCTTTCTAAAACCGGACAAAGGTCGGTTAAATTTTCCGGAACCGCTGGTATAATCATAAATCGCGTGGCGCTCACTGCTGCTGGCTTTCTGCCACACCTGCCCACATACTTCCCGGAGCCGATCATCCGCGGCCTTTGTGCTTTTAGCCCACAACGCGGCATCTTTCCGGGCCTGTGTGTAAGCATCCCCCGCACTGTTTATTTTACCACTATTTTGAAGAAGTTGCAAATCCCCCTGAAGCTTCTTCCACTGTGACTGGAGGTCATAATACGCCTTGCCCTCTGTGTCGAATGCTTCAAGCTGTTGGAGCAGCGTTTTCCATTTGTCCGTTTCATCTGCATCTGCGGCATAAAGCAGCTTATCGTTGAAGTAGTCCTTCTTAGCTTGAATAGAACCGTGCTTTGCCAGCCAGTCAGCAGTTGTCACATCGTCTTTCCAAATACCCGTATAGGTCTTGATGTCGAATGCGTCAATCTGGTCTTGCAGCAGAAAAGATTCTTTTTTCAGCTTCTTGATTTCAGCGGCAGCCAATTTTTTGTTTAAGGCTTCCTGCCATTGATCCTTTTGCGAAGTAAGCTCTCCAAGCTGATCCTGTAGGTCTTTTAACACAGCCAGTTTTTTGCCCCGCGCGAAATCTTCCAGCTTGCCATGCTGCGTTATCACCTCTTCATAGCTAAACCCTCCGCTCGCAAACTTGAACTGTTCCTGCAAATCCGCGATCTGGGTATCAACGTCTGCAACCAGCCCTTCCAGCTTCTTTTTTGTCATATACTCCTTCTTGGCTGGAGGTGGTGCGGGCGCCTGATAGGATGTAAGCCCAGATTTCGCGTTTGCTGCCACATCAAACCCGGACTTGTCCCCGTCCACAAAAGCGTCTTTCCACTCTTTATAGGTCGTATTCCCGGGAATATAGTATTGTGTACCGTCTGCCGCCCGTGCGATACGGGTGCCGTCCTTGGTAAACTCGTCGTTGAAATGCGGACAGGTGCAGCCCCTGCACCATGGATGAAAAGGTGGAACGGTCACCCCAATTTCGTATTCAGACATCGGAAAATGCTGTCCATCCATTGTCCCGCATACCTCGCATGTATGGGAATCCAGCGTTTCCACAACCTCAAATTCTTCCACACCCAATTCCCCAAAAGCGTCCTTTTGCCCCATAGCGGACACCGCCGCCGATTCGGTCATCACCAGCCGCCCCGCGTTGGATTTGGAGGTATTCATTTTGGACTGCATCTCCGCAATCAGCTTGTCCGGTTTCTTGCCGGTCAAGATTCCCTGGGCCAAGGTGCTCTGTAGCTCCTGAATCAGCTTTTGCCGGTTTGACCAAAGCCGGTCCGAAAAGGTATTTCCATCCGCCGCCCAAGGCGTTGACAGGACCGCCGACAGCTTGTTCTGATCTATAGCCGCAATGTTCCAGCCGATCCCAAAGGCTTTGTGCATCTCATAGCAGGAATGATAGTAGCTGCTCTGGTAGATGGAACACAACGCCCCGGAAAGGGACTGATACTGTCCGCCGAACAGAGCTTCGATCGTGGCCTGGTTTTGCAGTTTTAAGGCTTCCAGCTTGGTAATATGCCATTTCGCGGAGGCGTTTTCGAGCTGCCGCATCCATGCCCCGTTCAGGGCGTTTTCCTTCCCATACTGGATATACTCCTGTACGGTCCATTTGAATTCTTTCAGAGAATCCCCGGCAAGCAGCTGCCGAGCCTCCTGCATGGTAATCCCATTGTTGTTCGCGAACCGGATATACCATGTTGCAATCTGCGCTTCAATCTCCTTTGCGGCCTGCCGGTATTGCTCCGCTATGTAGGAAAGGCTATCTGCACCGGCTGAATTGGCTTGCTTTTCAATCTCCCGGAACCGCTTTTTCCAATAGGCTGCATTCAGTTTAGCCGCTGCCATCCTTCACGCCGCCTTTCCCATCTGCTGTGCCGCTCTGCTTTGACCGAAAGGGGCTTTCTCCGCCGCCATTAGGGAAAACGGACTGATTGAACATGTCCTCCTGCGCCTTACGCTTCTCCTCTTCCACCCGTTCGAGCTCCTTTTGAGGATCATCAATCCACGGATGCTGCCCTATAATCGTTTCGTTGGAGAGAATCCCGACAGAATTCCGGATGTTCGTAATGATCTGCCCTTCATCCATCATCATGTCCCGATTGAAAATGACCTCCACATCCTCCCCTGTAAAATCTCCAAGACCGGCGTTGGCCAGGTAGACGTTTACAAACCAGAGGATTTGTTCAAAAGCAGCCTGTAATTCCGTTTCCATGTCGTTCGCGTCC